GCTTAGTCCGTTTTTAATAGACGATATTTGTGTATTGGCAATCTCCTCCTCCATCTCTGCAAATACTAAAGCCGAGCTATAACTAGGAGCGCCGAAATACTCAGAGCCAACAACGTAAGGCTTTGCTACATAAATAGAGCTGCCTTTTGCAGCGCCGAAAGCGTTGTAAGGTACGGGAGTATTTTCTACGTCCGTATATTTACGCCAGTTTTTACTAAACCAATAGCTTTCAATCTCGTTTTTTTCGTTTGCTATTGACGGGATTACCATTTGTTTAGGTATATGCGTCAAACTATACAAATCTCCGCCTTTAGTCTCTACAACCTCAAAGCTAAACTCTCCAAATACTTGAAAATCTGCGACCATTTTACGCAGTTCTCTAGGTCTTAATATCGTTTGTAATCTGCCCCAATGCTCTGCGCCTAGCGAGCCGCTAGATGTGCGCAATCCCTTGCCATAAATTAACGTACTATAAGACTGATTTATACTAGAATTTGTAGGGCTGCCGTTATTTCGGTCAACGATATAATTGTAATACTCATTATTACGCCCATTCATTACCCAATCCCTAGACTTATCCTCCATTAATGGCGGTCTAGTATAGTTTGTTAATGTTATTAGTTTAATATTACTCATATTTTTACCATGTATAGCGGTTAGTTGTTAGCTTATAATCTTGAGCGGTTTGCGTTGTAGCTAAAACAAGACCTCTATAAACTATCTCTGTAGTTACATCGTCCGTAAGTTTTAACTGATAGCTATGCTCGTCTGTAAATGTATAGCTAAATACAAGAGATAGCTTGTAATCTCCGCCCATTGTATACGTCGGAGTTACGTCTGTAGACGTTCCAAGTGTGCTATCTACAATATTTAAAGTTAGTGCGTTAGACGGATTATATCTAGGTACTATCTTTATTGTATGAATGCTTAAATTTGGGTCTACTACCATAAAACTAAACTTGTATATAATAAAAACGAAAAAAGTCTGTTTTTGTTTCTATTTAGTAAAAAAAAAAGCCTTACAAATTAATGCAAGGCTCTTTAAGGGTAAAAATACTAATTAAGAAACTACTGCTAAAAATGCTGTTTGAGTTGCTGAATCTAAAAACGGAGCTAAGTCCTTGCAAGTAGATACGCCCGTTAAAACGTAGCCATTCATGTCGGTTTTAGCGCCTCCAGTTTGTGATACGATTGTAAAGTCGATTCCGTCGTCAAGACCTAAAGCTATATAGTTGCCGTTTCTGTCGACTACTACAGCGCTAGGGTATCCTGCCGCTACTAGGTTAAACTCTGCATTTGTTGCAGCGTCCATTGATTTGAGTGTAATTGTGAGCGTTTGAGTATTCACTCGGCTGCTCGTATTTCTGTCGCCTACCATTGACTGCTCTAGGGTATTGCCGTCTCCCTCTAAAGGATAAGCAAACGCCGCAGTTAGTGAGGCATTCATTGCCGTAGCCTCTCCATTTGAAATGGTAAAAGCATCGGGTAAGCTGTCAAAAAGATATAGTGTTGACTGACCTCCGAGTCCGTCTTTACACACTTTATCTCGTCCGCTTGTAAGTAAACACGCCATAAGTTGTTGATTATTAGATAGTTGCGTTACACAACTTATTATTATTAATGTTTTAAAAAAAGGGGGTTTTTACACCCCCCTAGTATTTAGGCTGTTGTAGTAAGTAACCAAACAATCTCTGCTCCGTAAGAATATCCTACAGCGCCACCGAATACAGATTTATATAAAACGTTTCCGCTTAAATCTACTTCGTCAAGGTCTTTCACTCTAATAGAGGTAGCGTCTGAGGCTAATCCTGTACCCATTGTGATATTAGACTTCTCAAACAATACGATTGTATTATCTGGTAATCCGTTTACTACTTGCACGTTGTAACGTCCGTAAACTAATCCTGTGTTAGCGTCGCCTCCTAGTCCGTTAGCTGCTCCGTTTTGAATAAGTAACTTTGTGTAAGCATCTGCAACGTCTGGAGATACGATAAAGTTTACCGCTTTACGTCTTAATGCGTAAGGTAGTGCGCCTGTTGCTGCGTCGAATGCTGCTAGTACGTTAGTCGTAGAGATAGCCGCTCCGATTGCTGTGATTCCGTTGTTTGCTTTTATAACGTCTCCGTCTGCTGCAAACTGCGTGATTAATCCGCTCATTTGTCCAGCTGCTCCCGAGCCGTTCCAGATTTGGTTTTCAAACCACTCAGCTAATTTAGCTGCTGTATCTGCTACGATAGCGTCTGCAATCTCTTGAGGCGTTTGGTCGTTAAAAGCAGATGCCCCCATAGACTCGCCGCTCCACGTAGGACGGAAATCCTCTTTACAGATTGTAAACTCGTTTTTAAACTTGTCTAGAGTTAAAACTTTTTCTGAGTAAGCTACTGCGTCAGTTGCTGCGGTAGTACCACAAGCGTAGTCTACAACTCCAAGAGTAACGTCTAAGTTTCTCAAGTTTAATTTGTACCCTACGTCTGGAACAACGTTAATAAGTCCAAGACGGAGTGTATCCTCCTCTTTGATTGCTTGCAACATGATGTCGACTGCTGCTTGCCCTGCATAATTTGATGTAATTGCCATTTTTTATTCTATTTTAAATTAATTAATTTACTGGTTTGCTTTTTTAATTGCCTCAAGGATACGCCCTTGCTTTGTTAATATTACTTGTTTAGGCTGTGAGATTATAGGCTCAACAGACGGCTGCGCCGAAAGTGTTACTACTTGCTCTTTTAACTCTACATTTTCAGATGTTAAAGTCTCTAGTTTTGACTCTAGTCCGCTCATCTTAATATCCATGCTTTCGACGTAAGCCTTAAACATATCGTCTAGGATTTGCTTAATTACTTCCATTGATTCCGCCTCGTTAGCCTCAACCATTTCTTCCTCGTCCTCTTTTTTAAGCTCTGCCTCGACCTCTGGCTCCTCTACAACCTCGTCCTCTACAACCTCGTTCTCGCCCTCAGACATTGACTCTACTAGTCCGTCTTTTACAACGATTTCGCCTGCGTCATCGATTTGATAAGTTCCGTCGGCTAGTTGCACTTTCTCCTCATCGTCGCCTATTAAAAAGACAGCCGTACCAACCTCAAGAGTCTCGCCCTCAAATTGAATATCTAGCTCTCCAGATTTTACGCTCCCTAGAGTTACCTCTATTTGCTCCTCGTTTTTGCTTACTATATCTTTAAGCAATGCGAGTATGCTTTTGTTTTCTTTACTCATTTGTATATCGGTTTTATAATTTACTTCCTCTAGCTCGACCATTCCGTCGATTGAAAAGCCTCGCAGCTCTCCCGTTTTTATGTAGTTGTTCCAGATGTCGTCGTTATCTACTTTCATAGATACAAGCCACGAACCGACGGGGTACTCTAAGCCATAGGCTGCGGACTTATCTTTCTCTGGGTCTGCTACTAGCCACGACTCTGTAAACGTAACGCCGTCGATAGGTGTATCATGCTCTAGCTTAGAATTTAGTTGGAATCCGCTTTGAAAAAAGTTTTGAGAAAAATCTCGTATTGTTTGCTCTGAGAAAAACATCTCAAACTCGTTTCCGTCCTCGTCTACTCTGTATATTAATTGATTAGGTTGTAATACTAAACCCATTAAAATACGTTTCTCCTCGTCTACTTTTGCAAGTGTTACAAGCTTGTCTTGTTTTGACATTGCTACAAAATACTCCTCTGTCGCAGGGGAGTGTACCAAAGATATAGCAAAGACTCCTTTGCTGTTTTTGTTGTATTTTCCCTCAAATCTTTTCATACGTTTACAATATTATAACGAAAAACTCTTGTTATTGTTTCACTATTTGTTAAAATCCGCTAGAGTCAACTGCGTTTCGGTCTGCGCTTTGAGCTGTGGTAACGTCGCCAGATACTACTATAGCCTTAACGGCGTTGTCTTGCCCTGTTATGCTGTCTTGTATTGCGTTGCTTTCCGTTCCCTCTACTAGATTAAACGCTGGAGCCTCTGCTCCCCCTGCTGCTCCGCCTCCTAGTTGTGGAGCTGCTCCTCCTCCGCCACCTTTGCCAAGTGCTGCGAGTCCTTTAGCTAAAGCAATCCCAGAGGTAGCGACTCCAATACCTGCCGCTAGCTTTGTGCTAGCTATATCTTTTAGTAATAAAGGAACGTCTGCAATTTTTGCAGGGTTTGGAAACGAACCTATAAAAGCAGGGATTGCAGCAAATGCCGCCTTTCTCTCTGCTATACTCCTAGAGGCGCTCATAATAGTTTGAGCTATCCCTACGGCGTTGTCTGCAATTAATGCCGTCGCTTGTAGTGCTTTATTTTCTCCTGCAAGAGACGATAAAATTCCGATACCTGCTTTAGTGTGGTCTATAGTAGCGTCCTCCATGTCTTGCTTTGCTTGCTCGACTGCCTTTTTTTCTGCAAGCTCTTTGTCGTTTTGCTCTTTTACACGCTTACGCCTTGCATTTTCTATATCATTTAATTTTTTATATTTAGCCTCTAGGTCTAGTATATCCTGCTTGTCTTGCTCCTCTTTCTCTTTTTTCTTTGCCTCTGCCTCTGCTCTTTCCTGCGCTGTTAATGCAGCTATTTGAGTCGTTACAAGTTTTGCCTTTCGCAGCTTTGCAGTTTCTAGGTCTATAAGCCTAGCCTTTAGGTTTGCCTCCTCGTCTAGGTCTTCTTTTGTAGAGCCTCCTAGAGCATTCTCTGCGGTCTTTGCCTCTAGTCTTAATTTAGCAGCAGCTATCTCTTTGTCTGTAATCTCGTCCTCGATTTCTCCTGCCTCTTTTAAAAATGCAATTCTCTCCTTTGCAGAAAATAGCTCTTTATTAACTGCCTTATCTAATAACTCCGCACGCTTTCGATTTGCCTCTGCTCTGTCTACAATTAAAGCTCGGTCTAGCTTATCCGCTGCCGCTCTCTGGTCTGCGATTACGCCTGCAATTCTAGCCTCCTCTGTCATTTCTTGGACTAGTCCTTTTGTTGCGCCTGCTAGCGCTTGAGTTGCTTGGACTAAAGGATTTGTTTGTATTAACAACTTATTAGCTCCCTCTGCCGCATCTTCTAGCGCACCGCTAAAGTCTCCGCTAAATGCTTTTTTTATAGCGCTACCTAATAAACCTAGTCCGTCGGTTATTAGTGTTATCTGGTCGGTTACATATTCCTTTATTGAATCTCTAAAACCTTTTAAAGCATCTACAGGGTTTGTAAATGCGTCCATGATTGCCGTACCTA